CATCGGGAAGCTAAAAGAAGACTTGCTTAAAAGTTATTCAACAGCAAGCGATGAGATGCAAGCGCATATCTGCTGCGTTATTGAAACAGTAGACGAAATCTTCCCAGAAGCAAAAAAGCGGCGATTGAAATGACTGAAAAATCAAAAGACGAAAAAAGAAAAGAACAGAACCTCCCGCAAGCCTCGCCAGTTGTTCTGCTCAAAAGCAATCCACGAGCAGAGATTTTAACAATAATCGAATTCAGAAAAAGAAGTAATAGAGCCTTACGAAAGGCGCTTGACAAAATCAAAGAAATACTGAGAAAGAGGAAATAGTTATGAAACCCGAGCCGACAAAAGACTCAATGATAAAGCAGAAAGACGAAGCCCTGATTGCGGAATTTAAAAAAAATATATTAAAAACAACAGGATTGCCAGACTGGGGGTCGTTATCGTGGTACAATAATATAGATCAAGCCGCCCGAAACCTTTACCTGAAGGCATACAAAGCAGGAAAAGAAGACGGCGGAGCAGGAGTATGAGGCGATTGAAATGACTGAAAACAAAAAGCAGACAAAAAAAACAATGATTAGGCAGATTAACATTTTGCTTGAAGCATTGACTGACTCAGAAGTCAAAGAGATTTACGAGCGTTTGACAGGCGCGGATAAAGAGGCGATGAAATGAAAACGAAACGCTGGACAGAATCGTCAAATCAAATATGTATTCACGATGGCTATGCAGGGTATGGAAGTGGTGAACATGGGAAATGAAGAAATTATTGCGGAAATGAATGCAAAAAAATGCGGTCAAGAATCGGCAAAAAGTTTAATTACGTTTTATAAATCAGAATTGATTGAAGCGCTTGATAAAGCAAGAGCGGAAGGCAGAAGAGAGTTTATTTGCAGGAATTGCGGCGACATCTGGAATGTAGATACTTCAGACGAATTTGAGGCAGGCCGCCAATCCGCGCATAATGATTTAAAAGAGCGCATCGGGAAGCTAAAAGAAGACTTGCTTAAAAGTTATTCAACAGCAAGCGATGAGATGCAAGCGCATATCTGCTGCGTTATTGAAACAGTAGACGAAATCTTCCCAGAAGCAAAAAAGCGGCGATTGTAATGACCGAAGAAAGAACGGAAGAAACACAAATAACTGGCGGCGGAGCATTGCTTAAAGCATTGTTTGCGCTTATACTTGCGCTGATTGTTGCTGTCTGTAAATGGATTTTGTTTTATTGAGGCGATGAAATGAAGCCGGAGCTTTTTAAAACAAAAACAAAATGCAAAGATGGAAATGACTGCTCAGAGCTCTGTTATTTTGAGAGAGAAGGAAAATGCGCTTTAGATAAAATACGCTATGTCGAATGAGGCAAAGAAATGACTGAATTTGCGGATGGAATATGAATTGAAAGAGTGATTCTATGAGAGTATCATTTTTAGATATAGTAGATAATTGGTGGCTGTTCAAGAAATGCGTCGGATGCACGAATATTCATTATTGGCAGAATGAAAACTGTCAATGCGGCTCAAAGTCGTTCAAGAAAATGACGGCAATTGATTCCGCGTTGATGCGCAACAAGCCGAAAAAGATATTCGGCTGGCGATATTTAGAAAGCAGAGCTAACGAGCGCAATATGATTTTTGAGGTATAAACATGCAATAAAAGTGGCGATTGAAATGACTGAAAACAAAAAGCAGACAAAAAAAACAATGATTAGGCAGATTAACATTTTGCTTGAAGCATTGACTGACTCAGAAGTCAAAGAGATTTACGAGCGTTTGACAGGCGCGGATAAAGAGGCGATGAAATGAAATGCCCTGCATGCGGAAGCGCAAAATACCGCAAATTCGCGGAGGGCCGCAAACTGAAACGTAAATGCGAAGTGTGCGGATTTACAAACATCAGAGACATCAAAGAAATAAACGGAACTTGGATGTTATCATGAGGTCGAAATATATGACAAACAGATTCGAAGTATTCAAAGGAAAAGGCAAACAAAAATGGCGCTTCCGCATAATCTGCGGAAACGGACAGATACTTGCGCACAGCGAAGGCTACTCCAGGAGAGAGAACGCGCTCGGAGCTATACGCTCAATTAAGAGCTCGGCAGAATTCGCGGAGGTCAGGGCGATATAACACCCGGCTAATAATATTAAACTATATATACTGCATAATGTAATAATATTACATGCAAGTAATCAAGGAGAGATACGGCAAGACAGACCAGCGCGGAATAACAGTGCACATTCTAAAACAAAAGAGCAAAGTCAAGTCCCGGACAATCACAGTAAGAGGCATCACCGTGGAAGAGGCATACAACAAGATTAAAGCATATTTTCATATTCTCGAAAACAATCCCAAAGAGGTATTGATAAAATGGAAAACGACGAAACTCAGAGACGGACGAATGAGACCAACGCGCGCTTCAAAGCCTACGGCAACAAGCACCACGATGTTGTCAAGCAGCAGGCGGAAACGCTGAAACCGGCATGCTTAAGGTGCATGAAGCTGGATGCGGACAAAGGGCAGGATCATGATATAAAGCATTATTTCGATATTGGGATGAAGCTCGTGCAATCATCAGAGATCAGAGATCAGAAGACATCAAAAATCATCGGGTGGATGCTGGACTTCAGATGCGAGAAGAACCACGGAACGACAATGAGGGTGGATATTGACCGCGCAAAGGATGCATTCGCGCAGAAGCTATTGACTAAACGCGATATGGAACGCGCAGGAATCGAGGTCAAACAATGAACACAATTAAATACGACTTTAAGACAAACTGCGCCGCATGCGACTCGCACACATTCCACATCATCGCAACAATCGGGCCAAGCGAGACAGAGAAGACCGTGACGCTCAAATGCCCTGAATGCGACGTGACACGGACAATGACGCTGAAGCGCGCATCATCAAACTATCCGATATCAGGTGTTAAGGATGAGTAAACGCAGAGGATATGAGGACGAATATCACGTCAAGAAACAACTCGTCAAAGCATTCGGCGCGCATAACGTGTTGAAAGTCGCAGTGAGCCAGAAAGCGCCGGACTTCATAGTATTAAGAAGCAAATGTAAATCATTAGGGCCCTTCGCGGTAGAAGTTAAAGGTCGCGTAGAAGGCAAATTCAAGCCAAACAAGCACGACCTCGAGCAATACGCGCAGTTTTGCGACTGGTCGAACTTATCCGAAGTCCAAATAGATTATTATATTGTCACGCGCGAGAAGAACGGCAAAAGCAACAAAGTCAATATAGAACGCATAACCCTCGGAGAATTTCGCGAGAAATACATTAAAGGATGATTAAATGGAAATAATTAAAAAGAAATTAAGCGAACTTAGAACCGCGCCGTATAATCCGCGAAAGATAACTCCCTTCATGCTGTCAAAGTTAAAGGCATCTTTAAGCGAATTTGGGTATGTCGAACCAATCATATGGAATAAGAATACCGGCAACGTCGTAGGTGGCAATCAAAGACTGCGCGCTCTCATCGAAACAGGTCATGCTGACGAAGAATACGATGTCGTTGTAGTTGATATGGACGAGACAAAGGAAAAGGCATTAAACATCGCGCTCAATAAAGTAAACGGTGAGTGGGAAGATGATAAAATAGACCTTCTAATAAAGGAAATCGAGGCAAAGGATGCCACGCTTCTCGCGCTGACCGGATTCGAAGATTCAGAAATCGCGAAGATACTTAACAAAGAACTTAAAGACGAGGACTTCGATGCCGATGCCGCGCTCGCGAAACCGAAATATGATATAAAGGCAGGTGAGATATGGCAACTCGGCGCGCATAGAGTGATGTGCGGAGACTCGACAAAGCGCGAGGATGTCGAGAAGCTCATGGACGGAAAGAAAGCGGATATGGTTATTACTGACCCACCGTATGGTATAGGTTTTAATTATAATAGCCACAAAGATGAGGGGGGTGAATTATATGAACATTTTTGTGATGATTGGTTCAATATAATCAAATCGATATGTAATCAGTTAATTATATTCACAGGATGGTCGTATAATAAGTTTTGGTTTAATAAAAACCCATATGATACATTCTACTGGGTAGTTAAAAATAAACACTCAGGAGGAAAGAATAGTCGCTTTCGCAACACAGAGCCAATAATGATGTGGGGGCGATTTAAAAATCAGTTTAATTTTGACTACATCTTGGATGATTCAATAAAAATATTAGATGGACCTGCAGGTATTCACACATGTCCAAAACCTGTAAAAATGTTTTCTGAATTTATACAAAACGCAATAGATAAAGACCAACGCGTACTGGATATTTTTTTGGGAAGCGGCACAACATTGATAGCTTGTGAACAAACTAACCATTCCTGTTATGGAATGGAAATAGACCCCTTATACTGTTCAGTCATCATAGAACGTTGGGAAATTTTAACCGGAAAGAAAGGAGTCAAGATAGAGAATGATATTAACGCCCGAAAAGAAAGCGCTGCAGAACAAGCGGCGCAATGATGTGCTCCGGCTTGCGATGCATGGATTGACGCATGAGGAGATAGCTGAAGGGCTCGGAGTAACACCTTTGACTGTTGCGCGCGACCTTAAAGTCAACCGAAATACAATAATTAAAAATGTTAAAAACATCGAATCCGTTATCGCTGAATGCGCAGCAGCCAAACAGGAGATAATACGCGAACTATGGAAGAAATATCAACAGACAGGAGAAGCGAAGATTCTGCCGGATATATGGGGGATACACCGCGACTTTGTGAAAGTATTGCGTCCTGATTTATACATTCAGCAGAACAATATAATCAAGACAGACAATGTAATAATACTGAAGTGGGACGATGGAACTGATAACACCCAAAAACCACCATAGACTTTTTGATTTAAAGGTGTTGCGCAATGGTTGAAATAGTTATTAAATATTCTCCGCATGAATTTCAACGTAAATTTCACAACAGTAGCGCGAGAATAAGGTTGATGCTCGCCGGGATTAGAGGGGGAAAGACACTCGCAGGAGTAAACGAAGGCATCAAGCTCGCATGCGTGGGATGGAAGACATTTAAGACACCGAACAGAGGATGCGTCCTGTCCCCGACATATCCTATGCTGCGCGACGTAGTGCTGCCAGAATTCTTTAAATTCTGCCCAAAGGAGGCCTTAAAGGAATTCAACCACTCAGAGATGCGCGCGACATTCGTCAATGGCTCAGAAATACTATTCAGAACAGCAGACGATCCGGAGAGACTGAGAGGGCTGGACCTGCACTGGTTCTTCGCAGACGAACTTGCAATTATGAAGCGTGACGCATACATTATCCTTCTCGGCAGAATCGCGCAGAAGCAGGGATGCGGATTCGTTGCAACAACGCCGAAAGGCCGGAACTTCGTATATACGGATATATACGAGCCATTCAACGCCGGGAACAAAGACTATGATGTTGTGGCCTTCCGCAGCTTCGACAACCCCTACTTTCCAAAGGAGGAGATAGAACGATTAAAGACAATGTATTCTGCAGAGTTCTTCGCCCAGGAACTCGAGGCGCAATTCATCAGCTTCTCAGGGATGGTATATAAGGACTTCTCCCGCGCGCGCCATATATCGGAGAAACCACTCAATCCGCACAAATACCGTATCGTGGGCATTGATCAGGGTTTCACCAATCCTACAGCATTCGTATTCTTCGATGTAGACCATGACAACAACTTCTATGCAGCAGAGGAATTCTACCAAAGCGGACTGACGGATGAGGACATCGTCGAGGCGGCATTCGAAGCGAACAAACGCCATAAAGTCGATGTGTTTTATTGCGATCCTTCAAGCATCGCACTGATAGCAGCAATGAGGCGCGCAGGGCTGACAGTCATGCCGGCCAACAACGATGTAGAGATAGGCATACGCTCGGTGACAGAACGCCTGCGCATGAATACGATTTTAATCAGTCCGAGGTGCGCAAATTTCATCAGGGAGCTCGAAACATACCGATATGAGGACAATAAGGACGATAAAACAGTCAAAGAAGTGCCTTTGAAGATAAATGACCACTGCTGTGATGCCGCCAGATATGCCTGCATGGGAGGCAAACCGCGCAGGAAATTCGCGATTGCAGGACGTTAATATTATTTTAAAACAGCAGAAACCTTTATATGCAACCTCGAACATATATGTATTACACATTGATTGCATATATCTCGACCAGCGGCGCTCATTTCAATTTCATAATGGCATTCCCTTTTTTTTGGAGGAAGAATTCAGGCAAACCAATAATCACAGAAGTTAAACAAAGCGCGCCTGCAATTGCGAAATCCACTATTTCTGAAACTGCGAAAGCAACTATCGACCTGCCAAAAGGCTTCAACAAAGATGTCGGAGAGCCGCATCCATCCGACTTCGAAACGCTTGAAGAAATATATAAGAACGTGCCTCTCGTACAGGGCGCGATAAACAAGACCGTGGATATGGTCGTTGGTTCGGAATTCTCAATAAAGACAGACAATCTGTTCGCAAAGAAACTATGCGAGGAATTCATGCATAAGATGAACTTCGATTTATATCTGCGCAACGTGGTCAAAGATTTAATGATATTCGGAAACAGCTTCACAGAGATAGTGACTGATGAGGAGCGCGCCAAGAACGGAATGCTGATCATAAAGCCAGCAACAGACATACTCGAACTGAAGACGCTGACTCCGAAATATATGTATGTGCGGCGCGACAAGTTCGGTCATATTATAGGATTCACACAGAGCAGAAAGCGCGGAGACAAGATCCAATTTTCATCGAATGAGATTGCGCATTATAAATATAATGTGGTCGGTGACTGCGCATACGGATATTCAATAATATCGCCGCTGGTCAAGATCATCGAGACAAAGTTGAACATGGAACGCTCAATGATGACGCTGATGGACCGCAAGGCAAACGCGCCGATACATGTCAAACTCGGAACTATTGGGGAGCCAGCGACATCAGACGACGTCTCCGCATTCGCAAATGACTTATACTATCTGAAAGACAAAACCGAATGGGTGACTGACCATCGCGTAGACATCCAGACAATAGACTTTGCCGGGAAACTGATGAACTTCGCGCCATTTAATGAACACTTCGAGAACCAGTTGGTTTATGGCCTGGAGACCCCAATCGTACTGCTCGGGCGCGGCTCAGTCCCGGAAGGGCTCGCAACAGTGCAGCTCGAGGCATGGATGCGCAGAATCGACTCGATAAGGCTCCTGGCAGAGAACGTAATTGAAGAAGACATATTTAAGCCGCTTCTGAAGCTGCACAATATTAAAGGAAACGTCGAGATTGACTGGGAGCCGCAGAGCGAAGATGACAAATGGAAGGAAGTCGAAAGGATCACAATGCTCATGTGCCTCGTATCGCTGCCAATGAAAACTGTATTAGAGGAGCGCATCGCAAAGATACTGGGTGTAGAAATCGCGCCGATGCTTAATATGCCTGAAGCGCTTCCCGGACAAGCGCCGCCGGCATTCGCGCCTCAGCCGGCAGCACAGCAACCTCCACAATTCGCAGTGACACACTCCGATGTTGTGGACGGTAAAACAGTATCGGGTGATTTTTCATCGCTAGTGAATACAGACAGTGACAATAAACCTATTTTAAACACAAACGACATGACAATATCAGAGTGGACGTCCCGAAATCCTGCGCCTTTATTCTTACGAATCAGCAAGTTCCTGGAGCAGCATAAATTCCTGGACGTGGACGTATCCAAGCGCGGACGCGAAAAACTGCGCGGAATAATGATGAATGGGATGAAGGATAATGTAACACTCGCAACACTCACAAACAGAATCGCAGACGAACTCGGAGTGGACAAACACCGCGCAGAAATGATTGCAAGAACAGAATCTGTCCGGGCGACATCAGAGGCCCTGCTCGAGGACTTCCAGGATAAAGGCATCGACAAGGTTCGCTGGATAGTAATCGACGATAGCAGAATATGCGAGATATGCGAGCCGATGCAGGGGAAAGTATTTAAGATAGAGGATGCAAAGGGACAAATACCGAAACACGTTAATTGTAGGTGCGGCTGGAGTCATGTATTTTCATAACAAAAGGAGGATATGCTTTATGGCTAACAAATATGTACTGGGAAGCTTGACGCTCGTTATTTTGCTAACTTCAATTTATATTATGCTTCCAGGAGAAGTAAAGATTTCAGTCGGAGATTCGTCAACAATTTTTTATGTGTGGGAATCATCACAATCATATCCCAACGGACATTGGGTAATATCCGGAAAAGAATATTCGAAATTATACAACGGCTCGAAACGGATCACTGCTAACGCGAGGAGCGTAACGCAGGAGAATGACGGCGCGCACATGACAATCACCAGGACGGCGAAGATGGGCGCGGCCACAGTCATAGATACGTATATATTCGACGGAACAATAACTGACAAAGAACTATTTCCTATTGCGCACACAATCCAAGTCATAAACGGTGCAGGGCTCAGATACCAATACGAAGCGCAGAAGCTGGTGTATGATGGCGGAGCAAGAGATGCGGCCAGCCCGGAGAAATTCGGGCGCAACATGAAGATAGAATGGGATGGCGCGCCATATTACGCGAAACTGACAAAACTATTGACAGGAGGGAAACTGACGCTTAAATGGCGCGTGACATCAAATGATGAGACCTACAACGTGAGGCTCTTCGACCCGGAGGAAGTGGCTGTCGCGCCTGCAGCGCCGATGATGCAGGTTACAATGAGCGCGCCGAAATATTCCGCGGTGGAGATTCAGACCGAAGCGCCATATCAAATCAGCATAGACACGGATTCTATAAATGAATGGACAGTTGACAACGGAGATAACACGACGTCATATTATATGAGCTATAAAGGAACTTTTCAGCAGCAAGGCACAGACAAAAATGGAACAAAGTATCTCGGATTTTCATTCGACAAGCCTATCAAAGCAGAGTCATACATCAAATACAGAGACGCTACAGACAATAAATCTTTATGGACTGAAGTCGCAAGTAAGGACTTGACAGTTAAAGACGCATACGTGATTAAAAACGTCACAAAAACAGACACAACATATAAGATTGATAAGGACACTAACGAATCTGTAATTGATAAAGTCACAAGATACCAAGAAGTAGAGAAATATGATGCTGCTTATTCTTTATCTTTCTCTAAGTTAGATAAAGGCACATATAAGGACTTCGAGGTCTATGTGAAGATGGACGCTGAGCCGAGCAAATTCATAATGTACTTCGGCACTGGCTCAACTATTATTCAGCTTACAAAGAACGGCAATTTGAATGTTGTAGTAGGCGAGAACCAAACCTATGGATATGTAAGCAATCTAAGGACAGCAGACTGCACAATCACTACCCAGAATGACACCGACACTTCTCTTGTTGGTTACTGGAGCTTCGATGACGGAACTGGATACTCTATTGCGCATGACGGAAGCAGGTATGAGAACCACGGAACACTTACGAATATGAACACCGTAGGTAATGCAACAAGCGGGTGGAACACATCTGGTAATATAAGCGGAGCGTTGCAGTTTGACGGCGTGGATGATCATGTTGAACGTTCACTTACTCCATCATTGAATATTTCGAATTATACTACTATATCAGGTTGGTTTAAAATTAACGGGTTTGATGTAAACCAAAATCAATATGGTGGTGTTGTTACTTTCGGTTGGGAAAATGGATGTAGATTAACGAGTACTCTAGGTCAGTTTTCTTGTCACTATCGTTATAACGACGGAACATGGGCAGGACCTTCAGTTTCATCATTTTATACTATAGGACAATGGGTATTTTTTGCTCAGGTTATAAATTATACTCATTCAACCATTTATAAAAATGGTGTTGCCGTATCTACAACCGCTTTGAATTTAAGTAAGGGTGGTATGTCTTTACCAGTAGCACCTTTAAGATTTTCCACTAATTTTCAATCTAATAATCGAACAAACGGCACAATCGATGAAGTGAAGATTTACAACCGAGCACTCAACGCCTCTGAAATACTCAACCAGTTCAACAACGGCAAATACAGACTGAACACAATCACTAACTTAAGCAGTTCTGCCTGCACATTCGACATCTGGAGCAATACAAACAGGTCTTTAATCTACGACATACCCGAACTGAACAAGACAATCAGCTTGACTCCGACTTATGTCTATAACGGGACAAATGTGATATTCAACACCACAAATTCGGATTATGTCTCTAACATCACTTGCGTTGCGACAAACAATTATTTGGGAAACGGGAATTTAACCCTTTTGAACTGCACATCTGCTAAATCAATGAGCGTGATGGACACGCCTTTAATAAACCTGACAGCTTTAGGATATTCGACAAACAATAATTTCAACTGGGTTGCATACAGAAGGATAGACTCACAGAACAGGGCGTGGAAACAGGACAATGCAATCGGATATACAGACACCTGCACTACAGGGGTTATATCAAATATGGTACTTTGCATGCCATTTGAAGAGGGTTACTCAAACAATGCAACTCCAGTCACAAACGACAGAAGCGGATTTAACAATGACGGCATACTTACAAACATGAATTTAGGCATAGACAACGGAAGCAGCGGATGGACAACAAGCGGAAAGTTCGGAAACGGGTTGCAGTTTGACGGAACAAATGATTATGTACTTACTGATTTAGATACACTTGGATTCAATGGAATAACAATTACTGCGTGGATAAAACGTGGTGCTGGTTTTCTTACATCTTCCGAAGGTGCAGTAGTTACAAGTCTTATGACTAACTATGGTGTAGAATTAGAGATAGAAAATAATGATGATATTTTTATAAAAGGCGGTATTATTGCAAATTATACCGCAAATATTCCAGCCAACACATGGAGTATGGTTGGTCTGACATTAAACTCAACAAATGCAACAATCATATATAATGGTGTTATGTATTTAGTTCCAATAACTTCTGGAACTATCAGTAACTTTGTTAATGAATCGGTTATCAAAATTGGAAATCGTGTTGGTGGTTCAAATGTACCATTCAACGGCACAATCGATGAAGTCCGCATCTACAACAGGTCTTTGAGCGCAAGTGAAATAACAAGCGAATACAACCGTGGAAAAGACAGGCTTCTATTAACCAGAAACGAGGAAGGTGCTTATAGCGCAAACTCGGACTGGCTGATATTATTAGTGAACGGGACTGTGCAGGGAAACGTCAACTGCACACTCGGAACAGGAATAAGCATCGCAAACTACGCGCCGAAATTCGACATGAGAAACCCTCCGACAAATACGTCGTGGTTATGGGTGAACGCGACAGGGCAATACCCGACAGTTCCGCTTTATAACTGCACAAATGTCGGAAGCGGAAGCGGACAGGTACAGATTAAAATAAACGGGACGCTCGGCAACAGGACGGACACATGCAGCAATTCATCATCATACTCGTTAGCAATAAACCTAACAAATATATACGCCGGACTCGGCAATCTCCTATCACAGAATACCGCAACATCCCTATGGTGCAGGCGCGGATACAACGCGACAGCAACCGGCGCGCAAATCGCATTATATAATTTTACAATATTACATCAACCTGATGCTTATGCCTGAACAATCCGACCAAGTGACTGAGACGCTCACAAATGTATATTGGCAGAACGAGATAGAGCGCGGAGGAATAGAACTCAATCAACTGACTATCGTAGCTACAGGCAGCAATACCGCGCAGAGTGTATATTCAAGTCAAGGTATCGCAGGACATATCGAGAAAGTAGTGCTGACAACAAACGTGATCGCAAACGGCTCGGCATGGATACTTGTGTCCGGGACGAATGAGGTCTTATTGCAGATTGTGCCGTTGCCGTCCGGACTGAACACCGCGACATATTATCCTCGGATACTCACCCAGGACACGCAGGTGACTAACCAGAGCGTGTATGCGCGCGCATCAATACTCGGGCCATTATACCTCGGAGGCTCAGGACTCGGAGCGACAGGAAGCATCACTGCGCAGATACTGTGGACGAAACCGTGATGCCGAGCTAATATTATTTTAAATTCTTAAAAATCTTTATATCCTACCGCGCACCATATCTACATATGCCACTCGTGCATTGTCCCAATTGCCAGCAAACAGTTGTAGTTAATTCTTATGACACAGACGTCGTCCACGACTGCAAGAAGGGAGTCGTCGCTGTAGATAATGAGTCTGTCGTCACAATGGCTGAGGGCACGGACAACCCGGGAACACCATACGAAACAGAGATTAAGCGCAGCGCGCCAAACTTCCAGGGCATTGCAAATAGGCTCAACGGAACCTTCGCAGGCATCGAGGGAGAGAACTCGGAGAATTACGATGTGTGGGGAAACCGCGCATCAACACACAGGCAGAGAAAGAGATATGAATACTTTAAAGTTACTCCGCGCGCAGCAGGAATAAAGGTGAATTGACCATGATAAACTTCGCATTTTCAGTACCGATAAAAATCAGTGAAGCCTCCGGCAAAGAAACCGGAAAGAAAACGCTCCAGATAAATGGGGACGCGATCACAGAAGGAACAACGAGAAATAAAGTGAAGTACACGCGCGAAGAACTCATGACCTCTGCAAAGAGCCTCATGGGAAAGCCGATACTCGACACACACCGCCAGGAATCGATTAAAGGCATATTGGGCCGTGTGACTTCCTCGACATTTGAAGGAAATTGCATCAAATTCAGCGCAGACATCATGGACCGGGACGCAATAGAGATGATACAGGACGGACGCATCCAAAACGTATCGATAGGCGCGAAAGTAGATGACCTCATCAAAGAAGAAGTAGAAGGAAGCGAAGACATCATGGTTGCAAAAGGCATAGACTTCCTCGAACTGTCGCTGTGCTCAGTGCCCGGGGATCCAAACGCAAGCATATCAAGCGCGCTCTCAGAGTCATACAAAGTTACAAAAGAACCATTCATGCGAAAAGGAAAATCATATTCAAGTGATATTATGGAAACAAAACGAACAAAAGAAGCAGACGAACCTGCTCCAGCACCAGTTGCTGCACCAGCTCCGGCACCCGTACCAGTAGTTGACGGAATGACGGAACTCAAAACCATGATACAGCAAATGATGGCGATGCTACAGCAAGTCTGTGGCGGAGCCGGCACAGGAGCAGAAAAACTTAAGGCTGAATCCTCGGAGAAGATAAAACAGCTCCAGGAACAGCTTGCACAACTAACCGCGCAGAGCGCGCCGAGAGGAAAGGGCGTGATCAGCGAAGACACCACAGCAAAAGAACAAGTCGTGGTTAACGGAAACATAACACGAATGATCCAGGAAAACGGCAAGACCTTCTGCGTCGAAAAGACAGCAGGCGGAAAGGCAAGCTTCTGGTACGAATAATCTGAGGAGATTTAAATGGCACACACATCAACAGGATACATCGGAATTATAAATGACGACGGAAATCCCGCAACATTCACTGGCAAATGCTCAACAGCAGCATCAGGCGGATGGTGGGTGGTTGCAGGAAGCGACACTCTCGCTGCTAATCTTTCGCTTTCGGGCGGAAATGTAGTCTTTAACAGCGATTATGTAAGCATCGCACCGGGCGGATCTGGAACAGCCAGGCCAATTGGAATGATGCTCGCAAACACAGCATCCGGCGGATACGGAGCATTCCTTTCGCGCGGCATAGTAATATGCCCTGCAAACGGAACCGTAACAGCAGGAGGCAACCTCGCAGCAACATACGCCTCAAACGGAGAAGCATGCGTCGCAAATGCAGCGGCTGGAAGCCCTGCATTCAACACAAATGACGTCATAGGCATCGCCATGACAGCTCAGACATCAGGAACGAACAACTTCGTCCTTGTGAAACTGAATCTTTAAGGAGGGGATGTTAAATGAAGACAATCAAAGAACTATTACAAACCTCTGTCGGAACAGAAGGCTCTAAACTAATTGAGAAGAAAATCTACGACACTCTCATAGAGGCAGTCGAGAAGAAACACATTGGGAGAGGCGCGGCAGCATTCGTTGTCGGTTCTTCAGGAATACCCGGCTCAAGCGTTGACATAGACCTCGCAACACCAGACTCGCAGAAAGTCTATGCTGTGGCTGAAGGCGGCGCAGTACCGATTGATGTCGTGGATTATACCTCATTCAACCTTAAACCTGTCAAATACGGCGTGAGAATACCAATCACAAAAGAAATGATGGAAGACGGCAAATGGGACTTAATCGAGCACAACATCAAATTCGCAGGAACAAAGATCGCAGACAATGAAGACCTGCTTATTTTGAGGGATGCGCTTGATAACGCGACAAACACCCAATCCGGCGGAGCAGCTGTCACAATATCTGATGTCACGCGCGCAATACAATACCTCGAGGACTCCGACTACACCGCAACACACATAATCGTAGGCCCTGAAGTAGCAAACGACCTTCGAAACATCGACACATTCGTCGAAGCGCAGAAGCTCGGAACGCGCGAGATGTTCGAGACAGGATTCATCGGCAGAATATACGGAATGGATGTCCTCAGATTCTCGACAAATGCCGCACCGACAACCACATACAGCAAATACGCTTATGTGATTGACAAAGCACACGCATTCTGCATAGCTGAGAAAAGGCCAGTAACCGTAGAGAACTACGACGACAACGTCCATGACCTGTCCGGAGCAGTGATCACACAGAGAATAGTCGTGCGCCAACTGAGAGCTGGAGCAATCTGCAAGATCACATCTTCATAAGGAGGAGATTTGAATGGCTACTAACATACTACAAGGATTGCCGCATGAACAATATGTGGCAACAACCGGAAGCTTTGGCAATGTAGTATCAACTGGCTCGGTAACTGCAACAACTATATTGGGCGGCGCAAACCTAACATTGACGGGTTCTGCAATGGTAACTGCTGATGCGCGCATAGGCGCATCAGTAAAAGTAACTGCTGGCTCGCCTTATAGACAAGGGCTGACAGTTCAAGGACCACTCGCAGATGTAATTATATCTGGCGGACAATGGGTTGCAGGATCCCAAACCGTGGTAATCGCAGCGCCTGCATCATGCCCTGCGCCAATTGGCGTATGCATGGCAACTGTTGCATCAGGAGCAGCACCCGTAATCCTAATAAATGGATTGGCATATATGGTGGCTGATAATACCATCACATACGGACAACACCTGCAGATGGGCGCTGGAGGCGCGCTGAACACAGTACTACCGATTACTGGAAGCCCTCTGCCAAGAGTCGCGGCAATAGCTGTGAACGACGCAGCATCAGGAGCAGCAGTATTGGTACGAATTTGCTAAGATAAAATTACCATCAGAGGGACAGGGCATTGCGCCCTGTCCCAAGGTATTTTTTATAATTTTTTAACTCTGATTTATATATGAGGAGGAGAACAATATGGTAAACAGATACGACAGATTAATGATAATCGCAACAGGCAGCAACACAACGACAGACGCGCATTCTTCAGAACCAATATTTGGATATGTCGAAAAGGTAGTCTTGCAAACAAAATCCATCGCAAATGGTTCTGCATGGATACTTGTGTCAGGGACGAATGAAGTATTGCTTAATGTCAATACGATCTCTTCCGGAAACATCACATCGACATATTATCCGCGCACAATAGCACATGATACCGCAGGAGCCGTGACAGTTGGAAGTGTATGGACTCGCGCATCAGTGCTCGGACCAGTAATCGTCGGAGGGAGCGCGCTTGGAACAGTTGGAAGCGTGACTGCAAGCATATACTGGGCGAGGCCTTAACTATGACAATGAGCGCAGGATCCGTGGCAGCCTGGGTATTTACCAGGATGAATGGAATAAACTCAACCCTAAGTGGCAATATGGTCATACTCGCATCAGGAGCAGTGTATGATATAAGCAATGCGGTTGGCCAGTCGATATCCTGTGATAACATACCTGACAGATATTTTAATGCTGCAGTGAACCTAACCGCGCTTTATGTGCGCGTCAATATGGATGGAGGAGCATGCAGCTTCAACTTAGGAGAATTATCACTCAGCAAAGGCGCATCACCGCAGGCGGAATTTTTCGCGTCGCAGGTTAAGGACGCTCTCAAGAGAAAGCCGATCCTATTTCAAAAAGTGTATGCTTGATGTAAAAAATACATGTAAGTTATACATAATCATTCAAGAGGATGTTTATGGTAGACGTTGCAGAATTTCAAGACCAGGTACAAAATACCATACAGGAGTATGGCGTAAATGTAACACTCTACCCAGTAACTCATTCTTATTCAAATATTACAGGAGATGAAGTCGGCGCTTCAGGCGCAGGCGTAACTCATAAAGTATTATGGAACCATAAACTATGGAGCGACTCGCGCGAGAAACCCGGAGAGTTCAACAAAGCGGAGAATACTATAGTCACAAATGGATCCGTAGCAATAACTCAAAGAGACTTGGTGTTATATGCTGGTTCGATGTATGAGGTGGACTTCGCGCAGATACGAAGGTGGCAGGGTTCGGGATTATATGTGCATGCAACATTATATGCAATGAATGGATCATAGTGATTTTATGGCAGCAAAAAGGAAAGTAACTAAAAAAAAGAACGAAGCGCCGAAACCAGTGACTGAAAAAGAACAAACAATAGTGCCGCTTATCTCAGTACAGACGAACAAAGAGATTGCAAATAAAGTCCTTGACGATGTCGAAGGAATGCTCGGAAACTTTGTCGGAGATAATGCAAATGACCACGGAACACGATTCAGCAATCAGATCTGCATGCGCGACTGGGAGAAATTGAGGGCAAAGTATGTCATTTGAAGACGACATAAAGGCTCGAGCGCAGCGCGAAGTAATGCCGAAACTTCTCGAGAAGATAGGCATACTCGTGATGGATAAGGCAAAAGAACTCGTGCCGAAAGATATCGGAACGCTCCGTGACCGCATATATTATCGCGTTGAAGGTAATAAAGTCAGGATATTCAACGAACTGCCCTATGCGGAAGTGTATGAATACGGGCGCGCGCCAGGGACAATGCCTCCAGTAGCGCCAATAGAAGTCTGGGCCAAACGGCACGGTATGGAGGGCGCAGGATGGGCTATAGCGAAGAATATTAAGAAGCGAGGTATCAAAGCAGGAACCGTGAAATCGCCAAGAAAGACACAAAGCGGATCCATACCCTTTTTAAGGCCGGCGGTTTTTCAATCCAGAGACACAATCGCGGCGATGATTAAGAAAGAATTCGGTGTTAATTAATGGGAACGAATCATACTGATGTATTATCATACGGAGCATTGAAAGAAGAACTCCTCGTATTCCTCAGAAATAACGTCACCGATCCAAGCGCGCGCGGAACAACCGGAAGCGACGTATTCACCGCAGGAGGCGCATCAGGGAACTTCACGCTGTCGCAAGTTGGCGTCAAGAACATCACATCTGTCACCGTGTCAAGCGCAGCAAAGACAGCATACGTCGATTATACTCCAAATTATCAGAACACCTCACCATCATCAAACCCTACAGTCGCCATGGCAGCAGTCCCGGCATCCGGCGCGCAGGTCCAGGTAAACTACAAATACGGAGATACGTGGATATACCCCGACTGGCCGCGCACAGACCTCGGATTGAACGCATACCCGAGAATCGCTGTGGATATACTCAGCAAGCGCACAAAACCCTTCGGAATCGGTGGCAAAGTGACCATAAGCGACATCATGGTATCGATGGCGGTATTCGCGGATAAGGCGTCGACAATAGATACGCTCATGACGCAAATCGGAAGCAGTTTCATCGCAAATACAACATCATTTTATAATTTTCAGGCCGTGTATCCGGACTCGATGTCCTCAATATTGAATGAACCGGATAGAAACGATAAAATCCTATTCCAGACGCAGGACCTGATTATATTATCAAGAGTAGAAAAGTGATATTATGGCTACAAATACAGGAGGATGGATGACATATCTTGGATATCAGTGGGAAACAGCTTATGCTACAGCAGGATCACCGATAAACAAGGTATTCGGCGCAGGACAGAAAGTGAATGTTTCAATCAAGAACAACACCGAGAAAGTCTTCGGCGTCGGAGGGAGAAACGCGACCACTATGGTGGCAAAGAAATTTGAAGGAAATGCTTCAATTGACTCAGTCATGGCAAATGCCTGGTGGGTTCGAGGCATGCTCGGAAGCCCTGGAACTGCAGTATGGACTGGATCACCGACGCAATGGTGGACATACACATTCCTTGAGAACACAACAATACCCAGCTTTACAATCGAAAACGGCGTATCTATGGATACTAAAACCGCGCGCACCCTTAAAGGATGCCAGATGAACACCGTCACATTATCTGCCGCGCAGAACGAGCTCGTCAAATTGAAATTCGAATGCCCTTATTCAAACGAAACAAAAGGCACGACATTAATCGCGCTTGCAACGCAACCGACAGAGACAAACGAACCCTTCTCATTCGCGCACGGATTAATCAGCATCGCAGGAAGCGCCATGGCAGAAATGCAGACAATAGAGCTCAAGGTTAACAACAGCGTAGATCAGACATGGGGTATTGGAAGCAGATATGCGACAAACGGAACAGCGAAAGACAGGCACTATGACCTTAAATTCAATGCGACATTCAAGGATGTCACAGAATTCCTTAACCGCGTATACGGCGGCACCGGGAGCCCGGCAACAACGCCTGCAGACGAGGCAACAATGTTCCTTAAATTCGACAACGCAGGATCAGGAACCGCGCAGAGAGTGATACAGATAAATCTCGGAAGCGTGTTCTTCGACGAACACACATTGCCAAGCGATCCGATGGAAGTCACAAAAGAAGACGTGACCGCATACGCAACATACTGCGGCTCAATAACCTACATAGCAGGAAGCAACACCGTACTGTGAGGGATATAATGGTCGTAGCATATAGCAAGACAGAAGCTGACTCAAGATTCGTCAGTTTAAAAGACTGCGCGGATAAAAAGCAGAAATTCATAGACCGCGACTTATGCGAAGCAAAAGAATCTGCAATAAAGGAGGATGTCGCGGAAATAAAGGAGGATGTCGCGGAAATAAAGGAAGAATGCAGAGTGATGCGCGAGAACCATCTTGCGCACATGCAGATAAGCCTTCAAAAAATGGAACGCAAACTTGACAAGATAGAACTTAAGTTTGCTATGATAGCGAGCATTGCCGTATTCGTTATTGATTTGGCAATAAGATATTTATTCAAGTGAGGTTATGGAAGAATTCCTGAACGTCGACAACGTGGAGATGCGCGGAAGCAAAAGAGCAGAACTGCTATTCAGCAAACTCAATGTCGCGCACAGCTTATATCTCAACATCAAGAACATATACGCTGTCGATGCAAACGAGGGAGATAAATATATCTACTGGCTGCTGCATGACAAGATGCCAAAGCTAAAGGACGACCTCGAGGACGCTCTTGTGGCGGAATATCTCAATGCGGACAAACCGGATGAATTCTGGAAGCACGTCGAGAAGCTCCAGGACAACTTCGCCAAATACAACGAACTCGTGCGCAAATCGGCATCAGAATTAGAATTTTTAAAAAGCTATGTGTGATAAGCACTGGCGCGGAACTACGACAAAGAATACGCGGATAATATTGAACTGGGCAAGAGCCCAAAGAGGTAATGTAAATGCAGAAGACTGTAGAAATTAATTACTCTGAAGGAGAAGGAAACGAAAAGCTGGATCTCAAAGGAACCGTGGTTCTTAAACGGTTGGGATTCGGAGAGATGAACAGACTGAAGCTGGAAGCATCCGGAATGAGAATGCCGAAAGAAGGCGCGCAACCGGTTATGCGAGAAGCAAAGGACATGGTCCCGGACGCAATGGAGCTCGGAATACACAAATCCGTGGTATCCTGCACACTCTCCAAGACATCATATTTAACAGAAAAGAACGAATTCATCACAGAACCGTATCCGCTTACAATTGAGAACATCGCGCAGCTCCCGGTTGAAGTCGGAGATACGCTGTTCTTGACATACATAGAATTGAACAATTTGGATGAAAAAAAAAAGCAAGGATAGGGAATAAACTGCGCGGATTCCTTGTGACTGACGAGGAACTGGATATCGAATTCGTGTACTTCCTATTCGCATATTACTTCCACTACACGCCGGAGCAAACCGATGCAATGGATAAATACCGCGTGGATGAATTCCTTATAATGCTCCCGAAATGGATTGAGAAGACAAAACCGCAATGTCCGCTAATGCAAGAGGCGAAATAAATGCTTGAAACAACAATCGGAATCGATTTTAATGTCAAAGGAGACAAGCTCAGAAAGGATTCCGAGCAGGCAGCGCAATCATTCGCAAAGCGCATAGAAAGCAGCCTTAAGAACACTGTGCGCGCATTAGGTCTTGATAAATTCTCGCCAGTCGCTGCAGGAGGGGGGAAAGAAGGAGGTGGAGGAACAACAGCAACCGGAGTCGCGCTCGGACTTATCGCTGGAGGGGTGATGGGGTTAATGAACCTTTTGGCAGACATTCCGATCATATCCGCTGTGATGAAGATGTTTAAGTCTGTGCTCATGCTGTTATTTATGCCATTAATACCAATTCTCAAACCAATCATGGTGGCCTTCGGATTATTTATGAAAATTTTGCAACCCGTAATGATGGGGCTAATGAAGGGTATTGAAAAAATAATGTCGGGTGATATATTTGGTGGATTAAAGGATATCGGAACTCTTTTGGCGGGTGTAGCGGCAGATATTCTAAAATGGGCGGGGGGTGTGCTTTGGAAAGGAATAATTTCTGTTTTTGATGCGCTCAAAGGTATAGGAAAATGGCTATGGGATAATACAATTGTTCCGGCATTTAATGCGTTATTAGGTGTTGGTAAATGGATATGGGATAACATCATATCACCAGCTTTTAAATTCCTCGATAAAGTAGGTTCTTGGATCTGGAATCTGATAGTCGCTGGCCTCAAAGACGTTGCTAATTTCGGAACATGGATTTGGGATAAGTTCGTTGATGGTTTAAAAGTAGTGGGTTCTTTCGGAACATGGATTTGGGATAAGTTCGTTGATGGTTTAAAAGTAGTGGGTTCTTTCGGAACATGGATTTGGACAAACATAAAAGATACATGGACGTGGGGACTCGACCTTGCATCAAAGCTGTGGGCATGGATTAAGACACAGCTCGGAAATGTATTCGGCGGCGGAAAGACCACAACAAAGGAAGGTGGCGGAGATTTTGTGATTACACCGACAGGCCAACATATCAAAACCGATCCGGCAGATTATATCTTCGCAACAAAGAACCCTCAGAATATGGCTGGCGGAACCTCAAAATCAATCAATCTCACGCTTAATATCCGTGGCAATCAATTCAGGGATAGAAGCGACATTGATTATATGAAGCGCGAAATCACTAGTATGATACGCTCTGAGATGCGCGCGGCAGGAAGGTAGATATATATGGCGGACACAATAAATACATACTCCCTCGGAAGCATACAGTCAATAGATTCAGACGTTGGATCGGACCTTACGGTTATGGCATTCCCAATGTCCGGGACGGGCGGAGTTATAGCGCTGGATTATTCTGGCGTCACGCGCAAGTTCACAATCACAGGTGAACTGGTGGCAGATACACAAGCTGCACTCATGACTCTTATCGCACAAATAGACTTGCTGCAGAATGGAAACCAGGGAACTGTCGTGCTGCATTTGCAGATGTTTCAGGACGCTGCAGTTGCAGAATACTACCCGGACGGAAACTTTAATGTCAAAGTGATGCACTTCGCATACCACTGGTCGCAGGGAGATATCGGAAATACCGCGGAATATATATTGGATGTAGTGGAGAGTACATGAACAATTATGGCGGGAGTGAATATCTGATGGCTTACAAACGAATATATGATACAAATATAAAGAAATTAGGCATTACAGGAATAGCGCTGATTTTCAGTATATTCATCTATCTTTCAAATACAGGGGACATAACTATAACAGGATATTCTGGAGATATGAAATGCGCTGGAACAATTCAAGAACCATGTTATGCGTTTCTTAATTTCACGGCAAATAAAGACATTTATATATATCCCACAAATGATGCCACTTGGGCATTTAATGTTGCGCCGGAACATCTAATGAAAGAAATAATAATGCAGAGAAGCTGGGGGACAGGATGGCGAACTATTGATTTAAGCAAGACATATACAAAAGATGTTAAATATGCTATAAAGTTCTCAAATGGTCAGAAATACAGCCTGAGATTTATTGGCTATAAGAATAACATAAATGATACAGTAGAATGGGCTTTTGGAGAGAAGAGTTTATTTAATAATGATTCCTTTATAGACCCGAAATGGGAAGGATACTCAACAGATGATTTCATTCCCGAATTGATTTATAACAGAGCAGATTTAACAGGCGGAGAGGCAATTTTTAAATACTGCAATCCTGCCACTTACGATATTGATTATGATAAGAATAAGATTAATTTTTTATTTAATAAAGTAAAGGGCGATTTTAATACTTTTGAAGTTTCTATAGGCACTATAAAGAATATAACAAGAAATATAACTGATTATTATTTTAAAATAATATCTCTGCCAACAGGACATTATGTAACGAAGAATGATAGTATTTATTTTGTGAATGACAGCTATAAAACAGAATGGAATGAAATAAGAACAATAACAGAAACTGTTATAGAGTATGAACTGCTTCCATCTACAGCAAAGAAGGTAAAACCAAATGAGTGCAAGAATATAATGATTAAAGGAACTTGGGATGCTGGAAAGGAAATCTCAATAGACTGGATTCCTGAAATAACAATATCGGATATAAAATTTAAGCAGGATAAATGGGCGTGGTGGAACTCATCATGGTTGTATGTTAGGCCAATTACATTAACAGGCAACAGTTCGGCAATGGTCGATTATCAGGTGTTCATAAACATAACAAATACGACAAATATGAATAGCACAGGACAGGATGTTCGTTTTACTTACGATGACAATTCAACAGTGCTTTATTATTGGATAGAAAATAATACGCAAGCGTCATGGTTCGGCGTCTGGGTTAAAACAAATCAAACGCTGATGAATATGTGGTACGGCAACCCAAGCGCAGTGAATACAAGCAACGGAATAACGACATTTCCATTCTTTGACGATTTCGCAGGGACAAGTTTAGATACGAATAAATGGACTATTAATGCCGTAAACACAATTACTTATTCCGTAAATAATTATTTTAGGGTAACTGATGCAACAACAGGCACATGGGCAACATTCGCACAATTGGGTTCTCAGCATCAAGCAAAATGGTCTCCTACAACCAACTTTTCAGTAGAATATAAAAGTACAATAAACAATACAGTAGGTGCTGCTATGGGGCAAGGCGGTATCGGACTTATGAACGCCTCAAGCAATTATACTCTAATAAGCGGCGCACAGTCTGACGGACACGGCGTTTCAATATTGAATCAGATTGCAGGGTCAAACGGAACAGCGGATATTATAACAAACATGATTAGTGATGTGACACTTAATGTCAGATATTTCAAGCTCGTAAAAATAGGCACAACATACCAATCATGGTATAGAAACACAACCACACAGAATTGGGTCTCATGGATTAACGGAACTTCTGGCAGTACACCAGTCCTTGCTTTAATTGCAGGTCGTTCAACAAATGCTTATCCGACATATACGCAAGTTGAAAATCTTATAGTTAAACAATACATGGCAACCCCGCCGACAGTAACGATAGGAGATGTGGAATTTCAACCATTAAATATTACACTTTATCTAAATGGAACAAGCGCAGATAGATTCTATGAACTTGGAGACCCAATAAATATTACTGGATGCGCTGATGTTGCTGGTACGACCGTTTTTATAAATACAACACATCCAAGTTTTACAAATCCGATAATAAATGGAACAAATTGCGCTACTTATCTTTGGAATACATCAACAGCAGTAATTAATCAATTCAATAATACGGAAACCTCTCAAAACCATACTACAAATAATATGAGCGGAGTTACGATATATACAGTTACTGATTTATTGGGTGGAAATATGTATTTAAGAGGATTTTCTGTTTCTAAATACGATAATGCTACAACATACACATGGACTAATTCAACAGGAAGAATAACGAATGGAGCTAATATTTTTGACAAAGACATAACTACATATGGTGTAGGAACTGCTGATAATGCTGATGTTAATTTCACACAAGATGTTAATTATTTATCAGGATTAGTAACAAATTACTTTAATGTTTCTGTTTACGTGGGTTGCGGAAGTGGATACACTGGCAATATGAATTTTTATGCGTATAATACAAGTTCTGGAAATTACGAAGAAATAACTGGTGGAACATGGACGATACCAGCAACGCCTGCGATAATAAATAAAAACCAAACATATGGTACAAATTATTTTAACAATGGTATTTTAAAACTGAAATATAGGCTTTTCTGCCCTACAAGTTCACCAAACTTTAATATTTATGAAGCGTGGGTTACTCTAAATTATACTGATTTATATTCATTTAATCTTTCAATAGACATCGGAAATGATAATATTAAGGATTACTGGCTACCTTACATGACACTGCAAGACACGTATGCAATAACAAATAGATTTAAGACAAATACTTTGACAAAGAGTCTATTATTTAGCAGAGGCGGAACAAACGTGACTTATATTCAAGCACCTTGTAATTCACAAGCAAATCCACTTAGTTGGAATGTAAGCGGTGGAATTGGAACACAGAATTTAAACAAAGTAGATGGTTTAGCTCAAGAATCGCTTGTCTTTTCAACAGAAAATTCAAGCAATACGTTTAAGCTATATATTCCGAAAAGTTCAACAGTTTTTTCAGAACCAGCTAATATAACTTTAACTGGAACATCTTACTATGAATCAAACGGAACATTAAGCGGAGGATATAGCGGATACAATTATATTGAAGGAAGTGCTTATAAAACAACTGCGTCTAATTATTATGGAAGCGGAACTGTAACACTTACAGGAAGTGTTCTTTATTGTGAATATGGTTGCTCTCTGCCCGCGGGAACATTAACTAATACATTAGTAGGAACATCGGGAGTTAAAGGAAGTTGTAGTACAACAGTACCTTTAAATTGGGGGAGCGGTTATGGTCCTTGGGAATGTGCAGCAACAATATCGGGAATACAGCCTTTTGAAAATATTTGGGTAACCTCGACATACACTGCAGGAGGAACAGAACCATGCTGCAATGCTTGCAGCGGAATTGGAGCATTTGAAAAATGCACTTCGTTTTCTGGATTAAATCAATATAACATACATAACGCAACAAACACAACAATCTGGTATAACGGAACAATACTTAATTATCAATACCTTCCTGAATTGAATAGTTCAGTATCCTTAAAGGTTAATTTAAGCTCGACAAATATGAATAGTTATTTAAGCACTTGCGCTCAAGACCCCTGTCCTGTTCCATATACGATGAAGACGACAAAACGTGGAAATGTTACAATAAGTGGAGTTAATGTTGATTATACGAACTCAATAAGTAATATCACTTTTGACGTTGCAAATGATGGAGTGATTGATGCTTCAATAAGTGGTAGTACAATACCTAACAACAATATCACAATAGGATTAACTGGATTGAATGCAATGAACACTTACATTTCAAGTCATTGTGTTAATAACTCTGTTTCAATACCGATAGTTGCAACAAGCCAGACAGCAGGAACTATGGCTTTAAGCAACTTAGTAGGAAACTTCTCGATAAACCCGATTAATTTGAATGTGAGTGTTTTGAATAATTATATCACCATGATTAGACCTAATTCGCAAACAAATGGTTCTGAAAATATAACTGATAGAAATAAAGGCGATACTACAACCTATGCAGTAGTTGAAAGAGGAATAACATATAACTTTACATTTAAAACACGACCTTCAAAAATATATTATAGTTTCAGTGAAACACAAAATGATGGTGGAAGAATATTTTATGTAGAAATATATAACTATTCAAGTTTAACGTGGGATGTGCTTTATAGTTTGAATGGAGATATTAATTTAACATATTTTTCAAATGATACCTCTTCTATAAATTATTGGGATGGAGATTCTTCAAAAATAAGGATGTATGTTCCAGGTGGTATTGGTGTTGGTTATACGTGGGCTAACGTATATGACCTGTACATTGATATAATGAATTCAGATATTCAAGTCCCTATAAAATACACAGCAGACAACTGGGGAATATTGAATACCTATAGTCTTGCAATAAGCGCAATGACAGATTATAATTATACATTTACAGGATGGGCTGATGCAAGTAATAATATGACAAAAACTGTCAAATTGATATGGAGCAATTATTCGAAAGTATTCGCGGCAAAGACAAAGGAGCCGATATTCATCGCGAAGCTGAACCAGACGCAGAATATAACTCCATACGGCCAGACGACAACAATCCCTGCGGTTAATTTCTCCTATGGCGCGCGAGAACAATGCATGAATATATTGCTGTACACAAACACGTCGCTGAATCCGTGCATGAACCTCACAATATCAAATACGAGCAACAAAGCGAATGGTTCATTATTCACAACTGCGCATACACCATTTATATATAACTTCTGCAGTGGAAATCAAGGACTTTGGCTATTCTGGGATAAGAACGCAAGCTGCCCTCAGCAGTCAAGGCCATATATCACATACGAATCGAAATGTGTTAATTGCATATAGATATATAAACATTTAAACTAAAAAAAGTGTATGCCTACAGGATATAGAAAAGACGGAACAAAATTGGGATTTAAAAAAGGAAATATTCCTTGGAGTAAAGGGAAATCGGATGTATTTTCAAAGGAAACGCTTAAAAAAATAGGGGATGCTTCAATAGGACGTAAAAAATCTCAAGAAACCAAAGATAAAATAGGTCTGGCAAATAGTGGCGAATCGAATGGAAATTGGGCTGGAAAATATGTTGGTATGAATGGGTTACACGCTTGGATACAAAGGCGAAAACCAAAACCATACTTTTGTGAATTTTGTAAAAAAGTTCCGCCAAGAGATTTAGCAAATATTAGTGGAAAATATATGCGCGATATAAATGATTATGAATGGTTATGTAGGAGATGTCATATGACGAAAGATGGACGGCTTAAACAGATAAGTACTATGAATAAAAAAGGGGGAGATTTGTAGGGTTATACGCCAGGAAAGAATGTTTATGTGGTCGCCTCCGGCATCTACAAGGCTGGCTACGAGCGTCACAATTGCAGGAACTGAATATAAATCAAAGGTTATGAGTTGTAAAGTGCACGGATACGCGACAACATCAGCCGGATTCGCAGAAGTTATGATCCTTAACCAGTCTGGCGCGTATAGCACAACATTTAATGTCGGAGACGTCATAAAGATATATGCCGACTATGCTTCAGGAACGACTCAGATATTTGAAGGAAAGATACAAGCGCCATCTCTGGACTCGATGCCATTCCCGGCAATAAACATAACTGCCCTGGATTATGCCGGAGACGCGCTCAAAAAGATGGTGAGTAAAGTGTACACTACACCGACGGACGCAGGACAGGTATTCGTGGATTTAATCACAGATTATCTCGTGCCTTTAGGCCATACCGCGACATCTACCGTGCAGGCAGGATACGCGCGCGGAAATGGTATTGTCACAAATACAGGGTATTTAATAACACCGACATGGCAGAATAAACCGCTTCTCGAATGCCTTAAAGACCTTGTCGGAGAGACAGAGGAGAACTACACATTCAATTGCGACTTCACAAAGTCATGGCAATTCTTCGAGAAAGGCGCGGTATATAACACTGTAGATGCTATAGTACACGGCGGAAATCTTCTTCCACGAACATTTAAATGGACTAAGGATCGAACAGACACATACAATAAAGTCACGATTATCGGCGCATCAATAAACGGCGTACCACTTACCGCCACAGCAGGAACTGGAGACTTGGAACTCATAAGACAGGATACTAACATCTCAGATTGGAGCACCCTGCATACAAAGGCGCAAAGCGTGCTGAATACTCTACAGACTGACGAATTCAAAGGAGAAGCCAAGTGCAGCATCATGTCGACACTTCAACCAGGAGACAGCATATATGTCTTTAACCCGGACTACAACATTCAGGAGGAGGAATATGTGACTGAATACATACATGAATTCGGACAGAAAGGGATAAGCACTTATGTATTCTTTCAGGAGAAAGGCCGAAGGACAGAAGGGATCGCATCGTTTTTAATGGATAATCTGAACCGGACGAAGAATCAGATCATATCAGACAATCCCTATGGGCTTAAAAATGTTATATTCTTGGGCGCGAATTCGACAGACTTCCCGACATTATCCGGAATCACAATAAGCAACGGCGTATTGATAACGACAAGCACCGGAACCGCAAAGACACGAACAATCACTGTGTCTTCAAATGTGACGCGACTTTACTTAAAACCAGTCGGAGAAGATCTTCCGAACATCAGCCTGACTGTGAGCTTCGATAATCAAATTTCTACAGAACCCGTGACTCGCGAGACAGAATATACGCCGATAGCTGCAGGAAGCACAATAACAGTTACTGTGTCGGAGAACGCAAGCACGGCCAAATGCGTCGGACTCGGATTATATTTCACATAAAACAGTGGAGGAGGTGAATAGCAGATGGAAACACCAACAGTAGTGCAGAACAAAGCAGGGAAACTATCAAAGACAAAAGTTGGAGCAGTATTGCTCGCGCTCGCAGCTATACTTGGAGCAGTAGGAAACGGATTAATAAACGGATTCTCAGCATCAGACTTGACAACAGTAGTCAACGCATCCGGAGCATTGCTCGTAGTGTTAGGCATCAGAGATGCAATAGGCAAATAAATCTAACAGTGTACGGATGAACAAGCGCGACGTAGCACAAAACTATATATACGTGTTATAACAATATTATAATCATGGCAAATGGGAATGGGAAGATAATTGCAAACCTCAGAGTCATAAGAATAGGCAACAGCCTCGGGGTGACATTCCCGAAAAACGATTGCGATGCTAATTCTCTTAAAAGCGGAACTTTAGTCAAAGTCACTGTGGATATATTAGGGATGGTGGTTCAGGAATGAGGAAGATAAAAATAATGCTATTAAGTGACTCGGTGCTCACGCCAACGGGCTTTGCAAACATTACGCGCGAATTATGCAAGCGTCTATCGCAGATGCCGGAATTCGAAGTATACCACGTCGCGTGGAACAGCAACGGCGTGAATTTAGTCCCTCCGATTAAAACCGGAGACCTCGGCGCGACAGAGGACCTCAACTTCACGATCCTATCCGGCGGACGCAAGCCATATGCAGAAGACGTTCTCCCGGAATACTTCGCCAAATACCAGCCGGACATATTCTGGGTGCTGCTTGACTCATTCATGCTTTATCCGTGGATCATTCCGATGAGCTTCGCGCCTGCAAAGTCAATAATGTACTACCCAAGCGACGGCAACTACTTCCCGACCGGATGCGAGAACGTGCTGAAGAAATTCGATGTCCCTGTGGCAATGTCGAAATTCGCGCAGAACCAGCTCACAGACGGATACAACGTAATGTCTGAATATATCCCTCACGCGACAAATCCGAACTTATTCTATCCGATGAGCACAGAGGAGAAGCGCAAATGCAAAGCAGATTTCGGAATCCCGGAGGACGCATTCGTATTCGGCGATGTTACGCGCAATCAGGGCCGCAAGATGGTCGGGCTGGAAGTGATGGCATTCGGAGAATTTATGAAGCGAAACCCGGATGCGAATGCATATCTGCTTTTATGGACAGACTTCCAGGATCAGGCCGGACACTCGGACTTAATGAACCTCGCGCGCAGGTACAACGTAGAACACCGCATACTCGGAAAGGGAGCAATGAAATTCTACCAGGGCGCGCCGACATCAAAGATGAACAGCATATACAACGCCATGGACGTTAAAATCAGCACGTCAACGGGCGAGGGGTTCGGCATAACAACAATCGAAGCTATGGCTGCGGAGATTCCGATTATTATGACGGATTACACCACAACTGCGGAACTGCTGGACTATCCTTATGCAGCGCCAAGCGCACAGCAAGAGCTTCAAATAGGAAAGTGCGGAATAGGAGTGCCAATTGCTGCAGAGATACCCGGGACGTGGGATGTTTATCGCGGATTCGTGAATCTCGAAGAATTCGTGGACGCGATGAAGATGCTCTACAACCAGGCAGATACGCGCAAACAGATGGGCGCTGCCGGCCGGCAAAGGGTGCTTGATAATTACACATGGGATGGAGACAAAGGCATCATCAACAAATGGGTTGCGTTATTCAAAAAAATGGTTGAGTAATATGGAAGCAAGGGAGATAGCATTTATTTTAATGACCTGCGCAGCAATCACCTCACTCGCATTCGCGCATTATACGCTGAACGAACAGCGAGTATTCATCGCACCGCACACATTCAAGATGGATAAATACACAGTGACTATGATAGACACCTGCGAATTTAGCAAAATAAACGGAACTGTAAGTATAATAGCGAATGGAACCGACCAATGCGACGGATGGACGGACAACCGGAACAACATATATATTATGCAGAATTTATCCATGGCGCGCATCAAAACAGTGTGCAATCATGAAGTTATGCACAATATCATACATGGAATGAATCTCACGCGCGAGGAAGAAATCGTGAGCGAAGTCGATGAGTATCTTAATTTTTCAGCATGTAATTGGGATTGAAATGGCACTATAAAATTATCGAGAAACGAGCAAAGGAGACTGAGCAACATGAAACAGCAAGTAAAAGAAAACTGGAAGGAAGCCGAAATAAAGGAAAAATACCGCAAGCTGGGCGCAGAAATAACGCGCGAATTCCAGCAGGCAATAGGCCAGCATTACCTGATATTCAGAAGAATGGAAGACCTAACAATGCGCGACTTCAACGCAAAGGTCGCTGAGATGCAGAAAGACATGGAGAAGGAGATTAAGATATGGCCTTAACAATGGGTGTGGCAATGATATGCGCTCGAGATGAGCCTTTTGCAGATTTATCCATAGCATCAATTATTGATTGGGTGGATAAAATTGTAATTGTTGGTGATGCAAATCAAGAAACTCTCAATAGAATATTCACTCATCCTTATGCTTCAAAAAAGATAAAATACATATTTCGAAAATGGGATAATGACTATGGATCAGCACGTCAGAAAGCTGTTGATGAATTAGATACCGTTTGGTGTATTCAGTTGGATATGGACGAAATAATCGGAGACACGCCGCATCTTTTTAATGTATTCATGCAATCGGACGTGGATGTCTACAGCATGAAGTACCGCCATTTTATCCGGACCTTTTCTCTGGAGGATGCAACCATACACGAGCATATCGGAATAAACAGATTTTTCAAGAACAAAGGCGTCAAATACAACCGTCCGCTTCACGAATACGCAGAAAGCCCGGAATGGCACAAAGAAGGCATCATCAGAGACATCATAATCTGGCACCTCGGATACCTGAAGGGTGTCAATGCAATCCAGGACAAATATATAATGAACAAAGGACGCTCGCCAATACATGACACCGAGTTCATTAAGATGTGGCACGATGCTCACTTATTAGGCCAGTATCCGGTGAGTCCGGTAGCTCCAGAGGAACTGCCAAGATTGATCAGACAGAGGTTCGAATTATGAATACTGAAAAATTCAAGAAATACGCCGCAAAATGGCAAAGAGCAGGAGGAGGACAATGTCCGCGCTGCCTCAGTCTGCACATCGACAAAGCGCCGCCAGCAGAGACGCATCCGAGACTGCTGGACATCGGGGCCGGAAACGACAAGCACATGAAGGAATTCAAGGAGAAAGGATACCGCGTGGAAGGCATCGACATAGGCGCGCAAGGGATAAAAGAGATGGATATGCACGAACTGGACTTCCCGGACGCGACATTCGACATCATATTTATGTCGCAGGTCTTTGAGCATGCAATCGCTCCGATTTTAGCACTGCACGAATTCAACCGGGTGCTGAGAATGAAAGGCGTTGTATTCATGAACGTGCCTGCAGACTGCAAGCAATGGGTTAATGCGGATGAGCACAACTTCTGTGTGCCGCGCGAGAACTACGAGGCTTTATTCCGAAAGTGCGGATTTGTCCCGACATTCTTTCAGGAAGACAAGGAAGCAATAAACGGAGGAGACGAGCAGAGGATGTGGACTTTTATGTTCGTGAAAGTGAGGGATGAGGGAATATGATGGGACGAAAGCAAACTGAGAAAACAAAGGAAAAATTAAGGCAGAGAGCAATATAACTTACATATAGGTGAAAAACATGTCAAATTATGATTCCACATATTTCAAAGACAGAGACATAGTGACTCAAAAAGATGAGATTCTTGCGGTGCAGGTTTTAGAGAAAACGATACCTAAGTCAATATTGGATTTTGGAGCCGGCGCAGGTAAATATGTAAAAATATTCACAGATTATGGGGTGCCCACAATTGGATATGAACCCAACATCGAACAAATTCAAAAAATTGCTTGTTCTAGAAATAACATATTTAAAGAAATTCCATCGGGGACTTATGATTTGATTTGGGTATGTGATGTTTTGGAGCATGTCACGGAGGCAGAGATTGACGATGTGCTGCGCGCGATACAGAAGAAAGCCGGCAAATACATCATATTCAGCATCTGCGACTCCTCGCTGTGGGGTAAATATCCTGATGAAACACATGTGACGTGCAAATCTCGGATATGGTGGGAGAACAAAATCGCTGAGTATTTCACAATTAACCGCGTGCCAGACGATTGGATATTCAAAGAGCAATTATTTTTATGTATGACGAGATGAGATTATGAGAGCAGAAATTCAAATATGCACTCGGGACCGCGCGACTGAGCTCGCAATGCTTCTGACATCGCTGTGGAGACAGACAGAACAGAACTTCGATGTCGTGATAGTGGACTCATCGCAGCCGCAACCGCTGGTCAACGCATATAAGTTTATCGGGGACATCGTCAACCGCCTTAAAATAGAAGGTCATGGCGTGAAATACATCGCAGACCTACCACCGAGGGGAGTCTGTGCGGCGCGCAACAGGGCTGTAAGGGAAGGATTCGGGAACGAAATATGTATCAGAATCGACGATGATAGCCTCCTCGAGCAGGATTATATCGCGCGCCTTATGAAGCTGATGGAAGACGAGAATGTTGGAGCCGCAGGAGGCGTAGTGCCTTTATTCGGCATGCCAGCATTCGTGCGCAATCCGAACATACTAAAGAGCATATTCAATAAAGTCACATTCAGCAAGGATGGAGACGTGACAATCAAGGACGATGGAGGATTCGCATATTATCCGCCTGTAGTCCTGCCTTCGCACCATTTAAGAAGCTCATACGCATTCAGACGCAAAGCATTCGACGAGGTCGGAGGATTCCCGACAGATACGGGCCCTGCAGGATGGCGCGAGGAAACAATATTCTGCATGAAGCTGGCCTGGAAAGGATGGAAGATGCTGACTGATACCGGAGCTATCTGTTATCATTTACACTGTCCCAGTGGGGGGGTGAGGTCTCCGGATTATGCGCAGCAGATAAACATCGTCGAGCAGCACTTCAAAACATGGTCGAAATGGATGTTTAAGGACAAAGGGAATCCGTACAGGGTGACGAAATTATGAATAGACACACTGTGTGATTATATTATATATGGATGCATAATTGTTGTGGTCAGCGTAGTAGTTATATTTTTTATGTGATTATATGAAAATAAATATTTGTGGAACGGTAGAGGGTGAAAGTGGATACGCGAACCATACGCGCGAATTAGGACTTGCGCTGAAACGAATCGGCATAGACACCGCATTCGAGACTCAGATGACAAACCCGAACTGGCAGCGCGCAGTATCAAACGAACTGAGGGAAATGATACTGAAAGACCACCGATTCGAAGGAATACAGCTCATGATCACGCCGCCGCCGATGGCGTATTTAAAAAGTGGTGATAGAACACTTATAATATGTTATGCCGTCTTTGAAGGCACCAAAATACCCACATCGTGGAGACTCGCTTTAAACGAGAAGTTCATCAACCATGTAATCGTGCCGTCCACGCATACGCTCGGAGCATGCATGACCGCAGGCGTACAGACACCAATTAGCATAGTGCCGCACGGATATGATCCGAAGGTATTCAATACCGAAGGGCGCGCAGAAATTGACGAGTTCGCATTCGTATGGTGCAAAGGCTGGTCGCAGGGAGATAAGGACCGCAGCAACCTCGTTCTATTTTTGAAGGCATTTGCCGAGGAATTCAAGAACGACGCCAAAGTAAAGGCAATCGTCAAGATTAACCCGTCATACGCACAGATAGACTTCCCTGCAGCAATTCGCGCGCTGAATATCGAGGGACTGAAGGACAAATTATTCTTAAACGCGCAGATCATACCCTCAACAGAGCTCGCTAAGGTCTACAAGTCCGGAAACGTCTTCGTCTCGACATCCAGGGCAGAGGGATTCAACCTTCCATGCCTCGAAGCGATGGCATGCGGAATGCCCGTGATTGCGCCGGCATTCGGCGGCCAGGCAGACTTCATCAAGGACGGAGAGAACGGCTGGCTGCTGCAGAAGGGGAAGTCAATCGTGCCAGGAGATTCAAACCCGATTTATGAAGAATGCAGATGGTGGGACTCGGACCAAAAAGAGCTGCAGGAGCGTATGAGATATGCCTTCGACAACAGAGACGAAACCAGGAAACGCGGCATTCAAGCGTCAAACGATGCAGGAAGCTATACATGGGAGGACTCTGCGCGCGCAATAGAAAAAATATGCAAAGAGCTTTAAAAGCACTAATTATCCTAATAAGTGCATATAATAATAAGAACGATAGCAGTTGACAGCGATAGATATATAAACAACAGTAGTCATTTATATATATTATGAAGATGATGATTAAGTGGAAAAAGAATAAGGAATTTTTGAGGTCGAGATATATGCCAAGAATAATAATAGAAAAAGAACATGCAGACAGACGCACCGGACGAATCGATACAACGATTCTGACGTGGAATGACGGCTTGCAATTCGGCAAGATAAAAAATGGTATGTGAGTGATATGCAAAAACGAAAAAGAAGAGCATCAAAAAAGCAATGGGGTATAGGAATGGAGGAGTGGTTTTAAATGTCAAAAGGATACTGCTCAAGATGCCGCGAATACGCCACACTGACCATAAATGGCGTATGCGAGTCATGCAACGTTAAATGCTACGGAATAGACTCCGGGTGCCAACTGAAAGGAGAGGGGCGCGATGATATGTGATAATTGCGGACGGCCCGTATACGCGACAGTGTGCGTCTGCGGCTGGATTAAAACGACCATTGAGGAAAACACGTCACAGTAGTACACAAAGTTTTATAAACCCTCAAGAGAAAGCATATATACAAGCGCGGACAACTGAATGATGCGCTTAATGTTGTTTTATCTCCTAATATCGTATAGCTTGATTGGGTGTGGTGAAAGCTGCACCCTACTCGCTATCGATCAAAAGGCTTATAAACAACAGAATACATATATTTATTCTGTCCTGGGCTGCGCCGGTACAGTTTTGTCTTATAACTTCTATCAAAACGGCCCAGGCTAATTCTTCTAAAAAAGCAAAATTATATAAACTCCAGAATCCATAATATCGAACAAGACAAACTGGACCGGATCTGAGGGAACCTTGGATTCTGGAAGCACTTTTAAAACCACTACGTCACAAAGCTGTGATGACGTTTCCTAATGACCGCAAGACAGGGAGTAAATGGGGAATTGAAAGGGATGAAGCTTCTAAACAGACCATGACGGTCTGTTCGGGAAGTCGCAGGAACCTGATCATGACAACTGCGCCGTTTTTTCGAGATTTATTCCTATTTTATATGCGTGCGTAAGCGGACAATCGTCAAGCGTATTATATATTTTTGCTTGATTGTTTTTCGCGGGAATAAGACAGACGACAGGCTCGCGAAAAGAATTGATAAAAAACGACGAATTACGCAACAGGATAATGAATTCTAAATAAATGATACAAAACAACACACCATCTGCCCAGGAGCCGCCGTGCACACGTTCCTGGAGTGATCATATCAACAGAAAAATATATACTGCAGCAGCGAAAGATATATAAACGAGCGCGCACATAGATAAAGTGTGGTATTATGACCTCAGCAGGAATGAACAAATGCATAAAAATAATGGCTTCTTTGAAAGAAAACGGAAAGAAAGTCGGAGATAAACTGACGCATTGCGCGATTGATCAATACATAGGAACTGTTGCAGGCCTTGATGCGCGAACAATCGTGCGATATAAGCAATCGCTGACGCAATTCGGATATATAACCGCGACAGAGACTGGATTCCAAATCAAAAGATTCGAAGCGAATAAAGGGTGATGAATATGTCTGAATTCGATGGAACAATCACAAAGAAATCGGTCTGGAAGAACGGCAAAGGAGAATTCGCGGCCTTCGAGGAGACGCAGGGAGACTTCTGGAAATTCGGAATATCAAGCGCGCAAATCGGAGAGAAAGTCCATGTTATATGGATCAAGAAGCCGCTTGGAAATAGCAAGACGCAGGACCAGCACATCACTGACATGGTGTGCGCAGGAGAGACGCAGCAGAGCTTAAAACCAAAGACCGCAGAATTCCCGGAGCACGATACGCCGATGGAAACAATGGTCACGCTGGTGAAGCAGGCAGAATCCATCGTGGACCTGCAGAAACGAGTCTCGAAGTTAGAGGTCATCATCGCAGACATCAACACTAAACAGATGCTGCAGAACAACACGAGGGGAACAAAATGAAAGGATTCTGGACAAGATTGTGGTGGTTAATCAAGACGCGCATCAAGTGGTGGATTGAAGACTTAAAGAGGCGGCTGGCATGACGCGCAGACAATGCGGCGCTATAGGTATATTTTATCAATTCAAGCAGGATTATTGCCTAAAACCGATAGCAGTACCGCCTAAATAGATGCTTTAATATATACATTCTGCAAACGAAAAGTATATATACTCTCGTGTTCATAATAATAATCATAATCATAAATCAGCATATGCTGATAGAGAAGCGCATTTGACTAAAGATAAATAAAAAGGAGATGGGGAAAAATGGTAAGCTTAACAAGAGAAATGAAAGAAAAAATAGACGAATTATCAGGAACGACTGGATGGAATTTAGTAAAAATTCCTGCTGTGGATCGCGAAGGCGAGTTGTTTTCTGTGAAGTATCACGGAACACCTATTCTGATTATAGAGGTGTTCCAAGACAGAACTCTTCAGCAAGTTGAAGAAGCGGCCAACCCCGCCTCTCGATAATTTATGAGTGGATTGATATGAAAATATATAAAAGTTCATCATTCGGAAACATAGTCGAATACAGCAAAGTCAAAAGACTGAATAATATTCTGAAAAAAGTTGAAGAGCATAACGGCAGCGACCCGATTTATTTTTCTGATGAAAGTATCGCCGAGTTAAACTTAACTTTCAAAGAAGAAGACGGCTGCATAGGCATTGCTGAAGTAGATGATGAGATATTTTTTGCGTCTCGGGCAGGACAAGAAATTATCGAGATATATAATGAAATTATGCAGCGCGAAAACGAGACGAAAGCAAAAAAGGAAGCTAAAGAAGCCGAAAAATTTGAAGCTTTTGTTGAAAAGAGAAAAGCAGCGCAAGAGAAAGCGAAAATATCTCATCATGCAGAATTTGTTAGAATTCTTTCACAATATGATGCTGATGAAGAAGATAATGGAAAAGCGGAGCGTGGATGGGCAACAGTCAGCGAATTTATAGACGAATTAGGCAATATAACTGAAAAAACAGATTATGCGTATTAAAGAATGTGATGTCTTATGAAAACTAAAACTGAAACGAAATATACAGGAATGAACGTGGTCAGAAACGGAAAAAACTATCGTCAAGCATACAAAGACGGTCAACTTGTCTACGACGATTTAGCAGGACATTTTTTAACGTCTGCGGAATTGCATATAGCGCAGAGGGGCGCGCACTAAAATACTTAGCATTATTTACACCTTGAGCAGGACTGCGCTTTTGACGCACAAACGGCTTGCGCCCGTTGCCTGCTTTTTATGAAAAATAAAAAAGAAATGCGGCATAACTGCCCTGACGGCACGGCATACTCGTGGCTGCCGCGCAAGAACGAGCCCAAAAGCTGCCCGCGTTGCAAGCAATATTTGAAATGAGGCGATTGAAATGATAAAATGCTCCGACTGCGGTTTTGAAAGCATAATAGACGAAACAGACGGAAGCAAAGGGCATATAGATTTTGAGCAGTGCTTTGATTGCTGGCTGAAATATAAGGTGAATGAAAATGAATTTTAAATTAATGAATTATACGACAGGAGTTTCAGCAAGTAGAAGCATTGCAGAGATAGAGCAGATGCTTGCCTTATTTGGCGCAACTGCAACCATGAAGGAAAATACTGCTGATGGTAGAATTACGGCTCTTGCGTTTAAAATTGGCGATAAGACATACAAACTTCCAGCTAACGCCGATGGAGTAAAAAAAGTGCTTTATGAGGGCAAAAGAACGTCAAGCAGAAGGGATGCTATGCTAAATCGTGATAAGAACTCTTACAATGTCGCATGGAGAATAATGAAGGACTGGGTTCATGCTCAACTAAGCATTATCGCAAGCGGTCAGGCACAGCCAGATGAAGTTTTATTGCCTTATATGTACGATGTCAAAAATAATAGGACACTTTATCAGGCGTTCAAAGAAGGTAATTTACAGCTTACGCATAAAGATGATGATTCGACAAAGTCGACAAGTTATGAACAAGAGGTATCCTAATGAAAGCCGAGCCGCAACTCTGCCGCCACTGCGGAAAGCCGAAAGATAAACACGTATTTAGTGGATTATTTTGCGATAATACATTGCTTTTTAGGTTCGAGCCATCCACACTCCCGCCTGCGGAGAATAAGATTGAAAAAGAGCTTACAACATGGGTAAATCAAGACGGTTCGATTGAAACCAAATTAATGCCTAAAAATACGGGGTTTGAAATCGAAAACTATGAAGGTACATTTCATGGATTTAAGCACATACTCGAATCTTGTTTTTTGAAAATTAATGATAATGATATTGTGAAAGCTAAAATGCACTTTCAAGTTACAAAAACTAAAGAAACAAAAACCCCGAAAGACGTTTGCGGGAATAAGAGGTAATGATTTATGGGTATGACAAAAGACGATAAATATGATTTGGCAAGAGAAGTAATACGCCAAAAGGATTTAGGGTATAAAAAAACAGAAGCAATCGATAGGATACATAAAGCGTATCTTTGGAAAAAAAGAACAATCGCTGTGTATTGGAATGTATTTAACGAGCCAAACCCCCCGCCCGTTGCCGAGAAAGTTAAAAGGTGAATGAAGATGAAAATTGAAAAAGCAGTTATAGAAGAAGAGATTGATACCGAAGAGGATATTATCCTAATCCAAGACACTACCTTCAAAAATAAAATAAAATGTCATGCAATCATGTCTGAAAATGGTCTTTGGAACATCGATGCAGTGAACATCGATGCAAAGGACATCAATGCAAAGGACATCGATGCAGTGAACATCGATGCAGTGAACATCGATGCAAAGGACATCGATGCAGGGAACATCGATGCAGTGAACATCGATGCAAGGAACATCGATGCAAGGGACATCAATGCAGTGAACATCAATGCAGGGAACATCGATGCAAGGGACATCGATGCAAGGGACATCAATGCAGTGAACATCGATGCAAGGAACATCGATGCAGGGAACATCGATGCAAGGAACATCGATGCAGGGAACATCGATGCAAGGGACATCGATGCAAGGGACATCAATGCAGTGAACATCAATGCAGGGAACATCGATGCAAGGGACATCAATGTTTTTTGGGCAATCATCTGCGAAACAAGAATAAAGAAATCCGAAACTGCAACAACAAAAGCAAGGATTTTCGTTAAAGAAAAATCAAAACTTGAAAAGAAAGAGGTCTCCCAATGAAAGCCGAGCCACCTATTGTTTTGTTGAAGTACAAAAAAGACGAAACTGAACTCATCGCGGAGTTTTGGAAAGATAATTTTATGCCGAGCATTAAAAAAGAGTTCTTTAGTGCAGATATTGAAGCAGCTGCAAAAAATCTCATACACAATACACGGCAAAAGACGGCTTCGGCGATTATTGAACGGATACAAGATTTTAAAATAAAATTTAAAATCCCTAAGGATACTGTTTGGAATGCAGCACTTGAGGCTATTGAAATAGACATCAAGAAAAAACATCTTGAGCCAAAGGCGAGAGAGACAAAAACGAAGTGAATGTATCTTGAGGCGAAATGAATGGTCAAAAAATGGGTGTGTTACAAGATTTATGTTTGCACACTTGATGAAACCACGTCCTGTGATAATGCAGACGCACACGAATATTGGGCTAATGCTCCAAAATGCGAAGAATGTAGTACATATTTAGAATGGAAAGAAAAGAAAAAACATCTTGAGGCGATTAAATGTTTAGAATGGAAAGAAAAGAAAAAACATCTTGAGGCGATTAAATGATTCGATGCCATAAATGCGGATATGAAACCAGAATTGACGAAATAGACGGCAGTAAAGGGCATATTGACGAAGAAATATGCTATGATTGCTGGAATAAAGAGAAAGAGGCGAGCAAAAATGGGTAATGAAGAAATTATTGCGGAAATTGACAATGGCGCAGAATGTGGAATGGAAACATACACACTATCTAAAGCTGAAATAATAATTTTGCTCGACAAAGCACGCTCGGAAGGCAAAGAAAAAAGAAATAGTCAATGTGTTCTGAAAGAAGCTCAAGAATACATTAAAGGTAAAGAAGCAGGTCGCCAATCCGCGCATAATGATTTAAAAGAGCGCATCGGGAAGCTAAAAGAAGACTTGCTTAAAAGTTATTCAACAGCAAGCGATGAGATGCAAGCGCATATCTGCTGCGTTATTGAAACAGTAGACG